ACAACAACCGCAAAGCTTTTGAGGCAGATGGTGTTGACATTAAGAACAAAGGCGATGAGCGTGGTGACTTTGTACACATTCGTCAGAAGGTATCACGCCGTGACGGTACACAGAACGATGCACCAGTTGTAATGGATGGGCAGAAGAAACCATTCAAAGAACTTGTGGGTAACGGCAGTATTGCAAACGTGCAGTACACACCATTCGAGTGGGCTATGAATGGCAAGTCTGGTGTATCACCTATCCTTAAGCGTGTTCAGATTGTAGAGCATGTAGCTTATGCAGGTGGTAACGCTGAAGACTTTGATGTTATCGGAACAGCATCAGCACCAATCCAAGAAAACATTAGCGATAGTGAAGTTCCTTTCTAATCACTAGCTAATAGCACGGGGTCTGCATTTGAATAGTTGGCAGATGAAGATGGATACGGGACGGGGACTCCATCACCTTTTATCAGGAGATTATAATGGATATTAATTTAGCACCAGCACTTGTTATGCTATACGCATTTATCGTAGGCTTTGTTGTCGGTTGGTTCTTTCCACGTGGTCGTCTGCTCAAGGCAGTACAGCTGCGTCTACTCAAGGGGTTACACAACTTCTTTGCAGACGAGGAAGAATACATTGCACACAAGGCACAGAAAATTAAACGAGTAGTCAAGCGCAAGTAACACACAACAGAGGGCATATAGCTCAGCTGGATAGAGCAACAGCCTTCTAAGCTGTAGGTCGCAGGTTCGAATCCTGCTATGCTCACCAACCATTAAGGACACCAAATGATTGAACAAGCAACACAGACACTAATCGTATTACACATCACACTTATCTCAGTCTTCGCTGCCTTTACATACTTTGAGCTACGCTCATTCAGAAAGTATGCAGAGCTACAGGCTGAGTTTATGACAAAACTTAAGGAGAAATAAATGTTTCTGCCTGACACATTACCAATCGTAACATTTCATACACGAGTTCGTGATGAGAGTGTAGGTGGGGACAACCCATACCGCTGGCAGGACGTGTCAACTGACACCCTGTTCAGTGGCAAGGAGTGTATCTTGTTCTCACTTCCAGGTGCATTCACACCTACCTGCTCTACCTATCAGCTACCAGACTTTGAGAAGTTGTATGGTGAGTTCAAGGAGCAGGGTATTGACGACATCTATTGCCTGTCTGTTAACGATTCATTCGTTATGAACAAGTGGGCAAAAGACCAAGGGCTTGAGAACGTCAAGGTAATTCCTGATGGTTCTGCTAAGTTCACAACCAAGATGAACATGCTAGTGTTCAAAGATAACCTTGGATTCGGAGCGAGGTCGTGGCGTTATGCAGTACACACAAAAGGCATGGACATTGTGCAAGGCTTTGTAGAAAAAGGTTGGACACACAATGCAGACGATGACCCGTATGGTGAATCATCACCGCAAAACATTTTGAAGTATCTGAAAGGACGATAACAAATGACAAAGACATTGGACACACTGATACCAGACATTTATACCATGCTTGAGCAGGGTGCTGATGTCGAACAGTCACATGTTAAGGAAGCCCTTGATGAAGTCGGCAGTCTTGTGCGAGAGGCTGTCGAAACCATACTCCGTGAAGGTCAGCGTGAAGGTGCATCACACCTACGTCTGTCTTCAATCGGCAAACCAGACCGTCAGATTTGGTACGGAGTACAAGGCGAAGAAGGAGAGTCTATCAATGGGCAGACCAAGATTAAGTTCTTAATGGGTCATGTCCTTGAGGCTCTCCTGATTTGTCTTACCAAAGCATCAGGTCACGAAGTAACAGAGGCACAAGATACTGTAGAGGTTGAGGGTGTTATTGGACATCAGGACTGTGTGATTGATGGTGTACTCGTTGACATCAAGTCAGCATCGTCATTCGCATTCAAGAAGTTCAAGGAAGGTAGGCTATCAGAGGATGACCCCTTTGGTTACATCGCACAGATTAGTGCGTATGCTACGAAGAACAACCGCAAGGAAGCAGCCTTCTTTGCTATCGACAAGAACAGTAGTGAGCTATGCATCCTGCCAGTACATGACATGGAAATGATTGACGCACCATCACGAGTCAACCACCTCAAGGATGTTGTGTCTAAGGATACACCACCTGCTCGTTGCTATGGTGACTTGGAGGATGGCAAGTCTGGCAATCGTAAGCTTGCTATCGGCTGTGTCTTCTGCTCGTTCAAAAAGAAATGCTGGGCTGATGCCAATGGTGGTCATGGGCTGAGAGCATTTCAATACTCTAACGGAGTACGTTACTTGACTACTGTGGCAAAGACCCCAGACGTTGAGGAAGTACAGGTGTAATGGGATTCAAAAGAAAAAAATATAATCACGAATACAAATCAAACTCTGAGTACGAAGCTGCTCAGCAGTTACACAAGCACAAGATTAAATTTGTGTACGAGAAAGAGAAGCTACCATTCGAGTGGCGTGAGGATAAGAACTACATCCCAGATTTCTTTCTACCCAATGGCGTTATCCTTGAGGTAAAGGGACGCTTCATGCCAGAGGACAGGAAGAAACACCTGTTCATTAAATCACAATACCCTGACCTTGACATACGCTTTGTCTTTGATAACCCAACACGTAAGCTATACAAGGGTGGTAAGATGACGTATGGTGATTGGTGTGACAAGTACGGCTACAAGTACTGCAAATTAAATGAGGGCATTCCACAATCGTGGCTTGACAAACAAGGTGGCAGGTAGTAATATAACATTTCACTTGGACGAGTTTCGTCCTGATGAGTCTTCGCCAGAACGTACCTTGTTCTTGTGCGTGATACTTCAGGCATTACTTGATGCATCCAAGCCAGCATATGAAGGGGAGCCTTCGACTGCTAGGATAGATAGAGACAGAGCATCTGCTTGGTTCTTTGCATCAGTCGGTACTACGGCTGAAGACTTTGAAGAAGTATGTACCAATGCAGGTGTTGACTCAGATTATATGAGGGACTTTGCTTACAAAGTATTACAGACAGGAGAAATAGATTATGTCAGAAAGAGAATCAATGCAATCCTTGGACACTAAGTTCGGTTACTTCGAACAACCAAGTGACCCCGTGAACAAGCCAGCACACTACAATACCAAGGGCGTAGAAGCAATCAAGGCCATTGAGGCCAGCATGTCAGACGAGGAATACCAAGGGTATCTCAAGGGTAACTGCATGAAATATATGTGGCGATACAAGTACAAGGGCAAGCCTGTGGAAGACTTGAAAAAAGCACAGTGGTATCTCGAAAAGCTTATTGCTTCTGTAGAAAACGTATAGTATAATAGGAGTCTTGGCGCAATGCAAGTAACATTAATCGACTATATGGGCAGCGACTTAACAGTAGTTAACGCTGCTCGTGTTTCTTTTAACAAGGAATCACAACGAGAAAAGAACGGCAACATCAACGACCTTCGCATGGAGGACAAGCACTTAATCAAGTACCTGGCTAAGCATGGTCATTGGTCGCCCTTCTCACACTGCTTCTTACAGTTTCGTATTGAAGCTCCCCTCTTTGTCGCACGACAGCTGGTGAAACACCAAGTGGGGTTGGCTTGGAATGAAGTCAGCCGCCGCTATGTGGACTATACACCTAAGTTCTACACGCCTACTGAGTGGCGTAAGAAAGCAGACAACGTAAAGCAGGGTAGCTCAGAGGATACTATAGACTACCACGTCGGCTCGTATACACGCTCCGCTATTGCAGAGTATGAACGTATGCTTGATGTAGGTATCGCTCCTGAGATGGCACGTATGGTACTACCACAGAACATGTACACAGAATGGTACTGGTCTGGGTCACTGTATGCTTTCTCCCGTGTCGTTAACCAACGGCTAGACAAGACAGCGCAGGCAGAGACACGATATATTGCGGACTTGATTAGCCAAGCTGCCGCACGATTTGATTTTAAATACAGCTGGAAAGCATTAACAGGAGAGGAGCTTCGAATAAATGAAACAGAAAAATACATTGACTAATTACCTACCATCAGACTACCAAACATTTATTGCCACGTCACGCTATGCACGTTGGCTTGATGAGGAAGGACGCAGAGAAACATGGG